TTCAGGAATAGGATTACCAGCAGCATCTATTAAACCTGCCTGTCTATCAGCAGTGTAATCTAGATACCCTTGTGCAGTTGGAGGATAATTTTTAGCTGCACCTCTTGATTTTAAACCTGTAAAATACTCTTTGTTTTTTTCTAAAGTAAATCTTCTAAAAGGTAATATAGCGTTTAAACCTATTCCTAAAACTCCAGGAAGATTACTTCTACCTATTCCAACAGATTGTATTGATTCTAGATTAGCTCTTGATAAACCTGTTTCAGTATCTATACCTCTTCCTGTTTCAACATCAGAACCAGGACCGGTTTCAACTAAACTTTTAATATCACTACGTCTTTGTGCCTCTTGACGAGATTTTTCCGCACCTCTTTCTCTACCAGATAAACTACCGGTTCTTGATGCGCCGCCAGTTCTCCTAGATTGAGCTATAGCACTTCTGTATCCTGGTCTTTTACCATCTTTAGATGGTGATACTAACATACCTCCGTCTTGTAACATCTGTTTTACCTGTTGTGCTCTAGTTATGGCCATCGTACTATCTTATTTTGTTTTACTAAATAAATCAAGGCTAGGCATGACCACGGTTACATCTCTTCTAATGTCCTCTTCAGGTACATTTTTAGATCTCCACTCGTTATCATCCTTATATTTTTCGCCTGTTTTCTTATTTGTTATTGTTTCTATTATCTTTTGTGGTTTTAATTCTATCATTACGTTGTTACTTCCCTTGGCTGTATTTCTAATATAGAAGCTATGACGTGCAGCTCATTCGCGTCAGAAGCTTGTACTTTCAATATTTCACTCTCTTCCATAACAAGAGGATTAGTTAAAAGTTCTGTAGTAGTGACCGTTGCTATAGTTTTTGTTTTAAATAAACTAAATATATTGCTACTAGCATCTACTAAAGTAACATCTATATTGCAACCAGATCCTGCATCATTAGAAACTAAAATAGATTTTACCACAGATGTT